CTATCATGTTTCCACATGAAGGATTCAGGTGCGAAACAAGCATCAAGTGCACTAATGCTGTAACGACACATGTGACTGTATTTTACGCATAGGGGTTTAAATGGCTTATTCAGGCACTCAAACCTTTAACCTCTCAATAGATGAAATTATAGAGGAAGCACTAGAGCGTTGCCAATTGGAGGCGCGCAGTGGCTATGATCTAAAGACAGCAAAAAGATCCTTAAACCTTATGTTTGCGGAATGGGCAAACCGTGGGTTAAATCTATGGACTGTTGCCTATGCCACGCAGACACTGACAGCTGGAACAAACTTTTACGGGGTTGACCAAAAGGTCGTTGACATCTTGGACGCGACAATCACAACCACAACTGGCGCAACTGCAAACCTGGAAGGAGACAGCAGTACTACTGATGTTTCTGTTGCTAGAATTTCACGCGAAGAATTCATGAATCTTACCAGAAAGGAGAAATCATCAACTGGGGACGCAAGACCTACACAGTGGGCCCTGATTCCTGGAACGGTTACAACTGGAGGATCTTCCTCTAGTGGTCGACCGGAATATGACATGACCCTTTTCCTATATCCAAGCCCAAACAAGGCTTACATTTTCAAGTATTTCTATATTGGAAGAATACAGGATGCCGGTGATTACGTTAATAACGCCGATGTCCCATTCTATTTTCTTCCGTGTTTGACTGCGGGATTGGCTTACTATATAAGCTTAAAGAGGGCACCAATGCTAAGTGCAAACTTAAAAGCGGTGTATGACGAGGAATTTAAACGCGCTGCTGAAAATGACCGTGAACGAACGTCGTTCAGGGTTGAACCGGCACAAGCCTACATACCATAGGAGGTAATATGGTTAAATGTGAAAAATGCGGTCCTGAATGCAATTGTGGAGACAATTGTGAATGTCAAGACTGCGAATGTAAAAAGGAGGAATAATGAGCAATCCAAACTGGAATAAAGACACTAATACCGGAAGAAGTTCCAAAGGCGGAGTAAAGGGAAACTGGAGTGATAGAGGAACTAATTCTGTTCCTGAAGCCAAGGCTAAGGAAAAGGCAAAATCTGTTTCACTGTCCAAAGGAACTGTTTCTGGCACTGTGCAAAGCATGGGTGCGGCCACTAAAGGTGGTAAGTATCATTGGGTAGGATCTAAAGATTCTAAGTGGTAGGATAAATGGCGTACTCTAAAGGAAAATACGCTAAGTCTATCTCTGACCGTAGTGGAATGGAATTTCCCTACAAGGAAATGGTAAAGGAATGGAATGGTGCGCGTGTTCATAGAAGTGAATTTGAACCCAAGACAGCACAGGACCATCCCCGTAAGCATTCTGCTGACAAGGAAGCACTACAATACGCTAGAACGGATAGGGATGAAAGTGAAGTGGAACATAAACTTCCTCTAAACCCCTTTAGGTTTACGGCAAGTAGCACAACAATATCAGTTTTTGAACCTGGCCATGGACGGTCAAGCAGTGATACTGTAAGGTTCAGGGACGTCAGAGGACATATATTTGGAGCTGATGTAGATGAGTTGGAAGATTCTGATGGATATAGCATTACAAAAACAGATGATGATTTTTATACCTTTGCAGTTTCAACAGCTGCAGGAACAACAGGCAGTGGTGGAGGAGGATATGCCTCTTCTGGTCCGGCAACATTGAGTGCATAATGACAACATACGCTGAATTAACAACGCAGATTTTAAATTACACGGAAACAAGCACTGATGTGCTTACATCCACAATAACGGACGACTTTATAGAACATACAGAGAACAGGATATTAAGGGAAGCTGATATTGATGCGTTTAAGTCTCATCAGTATTCAGCCTTAACGTCGAGCAATCCTTTCTTATCTCTTCCTGGCGCATCGGGAATTGGTGCAACTCCAACATCATTAGCTACAATAAGAACAGTACATATTTATCCTGCTTCAGGAACAGCAACAAGAGATTTCTTAGAACAACGAGACATTAGTTTCATGAATGAATACTGGCCAGTTCGTACATCGACAGGAACTCCAAAATATTGGTCCTGGTGGGACGAGGACACAATTTATGTTGCGCCAACACCAGATGCAGCATATAATATAGAGATAGGAATCACTAGATTACCAACAAGACTGTCCAGTTCCAACACAACTTCATGGTTGGGGAACAATGCCCCATCGGCGTTGCTTTACGGAAGTCTTGCAGAAGCCTTCAAATTCTTGAAGGGACCAGCGGAAATGCTGCAATTATATGAACAATCATATCAACGTGCCATTCAGGAGTTGATAATCGAACAACAAGGAAAGCACCGAAGAGATGAGTACATGCATGGGGAACTAAAAATACCAGGCATGCAAACACAACAAAAATCCATAGGAGGATAAGACATGGCAATAACCCAAGCTGTTTGTACCAGTTTTAAGCAGGAGATTCTCGTTGAAGGTCATGATTTCACGGCTACAACAGGGGACACTTTTAAAATTGCATTGTATTCTAGCTCGGCTACTCTAAGCGCTTCAACAACTGCTTATTCCGCTACAAACGAAGTTTCTAATTCAGGAACCTACACGGCTGGAGGTGGTTCATTGACAGCAGTGACCCCAACTACAAGTGGAACAACTGCTCTTTGCGATTTTTCTGATATATCTTTTACATCAGCAACAATCACTGCACGCGGTGCATTAATTTATAATAGTAATGCTTCTAATAAGGCTGTAGTTGTTCTGGACTTTGGTGGCGACAAGACGTCAACAAGCGGAACGTTTACAATTGCGTTTCCGGCAGCAGATGCAAGCAATGCTATTCTAAGACTAGCGTAAGGAGTTTCAATGGCGCTAAAGCTGAATGATAGAGTCAAGGAAACTTCGACAACAACGGGAACAGGCACGCTTGATCTGAGCGGCGCTGTTACAGCATTTGAGACATTCGTTGCGGGAATCGGGGATGGCAATACGACATACTACGCCATTGTCAACCGTGACGAGGACGAATGGGAAGTTGGCCTTGGAACCGTAACAGACGCGTCAACGGATACACTAGCAAGAACAACAGTTATTTCAAGCTCGAACAGCGATTCCGCTGTTGATTTCAGTGCTGGCACGAAGGACGTATTTTGCACCTTGCCGGCAAGCAAGATTGCTTCCCTCGATACAAATAATAATTTAACAATTGGAACAGGATCCGCAGGCGTTGATTATACATTAACGTTTGACGGTGCTGATGCCGACGGCGTACTAACATGGATGGAGGATGAGGATTACTTTAAATTCTCTGATGACATTTTAATAAATAGTACAGAAAAAATTCAATTTTATGATACTGGTTTATATATTTATTCATCTACGGATGGTCAATTAGACATTGTTGCAGATACAGAAGTACAAATAGCCGCAACTACAATAGACATTAATGGTGCTGTTGCATTAAATGGTGCCATTACTGGTGCCACTGATATTACTTTATCGGGTGAGTTAGACGCAGCAACATTGGATATATCCGGTAATGCGGATATTGATGGAACTTTAGAAACAGATGCTCTTAGTATTGCGAGTACAACAGTAACAACTACTGCAGCCGAAATAAATTTAATTGATGGAGGTACTGCAAGAGGCACTACTGCTGTTGCAGATGGAGATGGTATTCTCATTAATGACGATGGCACAATGAGAATGACTACTGTGCAGACTGTTTCTACATATATGGCTGCTGAAAGTGTTGGTGGCGGTAATATAGTAACAGTTGGTGCTTTAGATAGTGGTTCCATAACTTCAGGTTTCGGGGCAATAGATAACGGAACTTCCGGAATACGAACTAACACATTCACGGCAGAAACTTCACTCGTACCGGATGCTTCAGGCGGAGCAGATATTGGAACAGCCGCTTTAGAATGGGGAGATATATATGTTGCCGATGACAAATACATTCAATTTGGCTCAGACCAAAATATTCTTATAGGATATGATGAAACAACAACTGATACTTTAAAAATTGCGGCGACCGAAGGAGCGGGCCTAGCCATTACCTTAATGGCTGATGAGGGTGATGATGCGGGAGATGAATGGAAATTAAATGTAGCTGACGGTGGCACTATTACTCTTGGTAACGATATTAATTCCGCAGGAACTTTTGTAACTCATTTAACACTTACACCAAATTCAACAGTAACAAGCTCATTGGCAACTTTCGCAGGGGAAGTTCAAATGGTTACCCTTGATATTGGGGGAACTAATGTAACAACTACTGCGGCTGAGATTAACTTAATTGATGGCGGTACTTCAAGAGGCACTACCGCTGTAGCAAGCGGTGACGGAATACTCATCAATGATGGTGGTACAATGGCAATGACTAATGTTGATACAGTATCAACTTATTTTGCAAGTCATAGTGTTGGCGGCGGTAACATTGTTACAACTGGTGCATTGGATTCAGGTTCCATAACTTCAGGTTTTGGAGCAATAGATAATGGTACTTCCGGAATACGAACTGACACATTCACAGCGGAAACGTCAATTATTCCCGATGCTTCTGGTGGTGCTGATTTAGGTTCTGCTAGTGCTGAATGGGGTGATTTTTATATCGCCGATGATAAGTATATTCAATTTGGCTCAGACCAAAATGTTCTTGTAGGATATGATGAAACAACAACTGATTCCTTAAAAATTGCAGCAACTGAAGGTGCGGGACTAGCCATTACCTTAATGGCTGATGAAGGCGATGACGCAGGAGATGAATGGAAATTAAACGTCGCTGACGGGGGTACCATTACTCTTGGTAATGACATTAATTCAGCGGGAACATACGTAACCCATTTAACGCTCACGCCGAATTCAACAGTAACAAGTTCATTGGCAACTTTTGCGGGTGAAGTTCAAATGGTTACCCTTGATATAGGTGGAACGAATGTAACATCAACGGCGGCTGAACTGAATATTCTTGATGGAGTAACTTCAACAGCAACAGAATTAAACTATTCAGATTTAACAACACTGGGAACAAGTGCGGCATCAAAAGTATTATCAGCAGATTCAAACAACCTAACAAAAATAACAGGTGGTGTGTACTTGGAAGAAGATACATTGACCTTTGACACTACGCAGGATTGGGATGTACGGGCATCGCCAGTTGCACAAGTAACACTGACAGGTAATGTGACCTTTGATTTACCTTCTAATCCTACAACAGGACAGTATATTTCTATTCTTTGTATACAGGATGGAACAGGTTCAAGGACAATTGCTTGGAACGCCGCTTTTGAATTTACAGGTGGTACTGCTCCAACGGCCACTACAACGGCAGCCAAGGGTGATTTATTTACCTTTAGATATCACAATTCACATTGGATAGAAGTTGGAAGAAACCTTAACTTAACAAGGGCTTAATATGGCATTCTTAATAGGTGGAGCTAATTCGGCAGCAGATACAGGATATAATGTAACTAACGGAGTTAGGTGTACAATAGCAGACCGCCCTACTTTAAAGAGAGACTTAGACACAGCTACTGATATTGATAAATTTACAGTAAGCTTTTGGTTTAAGCCTCATACTTCCACAACTGATGCTTCCCTAGACAGCAGAGTTGCACAACAAATTTGGGGAAGTTTAGACGGAAGTGGTAATAATATTGGGTATCTTCACTATTCAGATGCATCCAATGCACAATTTACCTTTTTTGATACTCTTTCAGGCACAAATCCCAATATAAATTGGTCACCACTTTATCGTGATTTTAGTGCTTGGTATCATATTGTTTTAGTTGGTGATACTTCACAGGGAACGGATACAAATAGAGTAAAACTATATGTAAATAACACTCAAATAACGGCAACGGATAGTGCAACTTGGCCTGACCAAAATGATGATTGGTCTTTTGGTAACGCCAGTAACTCGCATTTATGGTTTGATGGAACTGTTGGTAAAACTGCTTGGTATGAAAACACGCCTTGTGATTCATCATTCGCTGAACTTGCTTTTGTTGATGGCTCTGCTTTAACTCCATCATCATTTGGAGAAGCAGATGAGGATAGTGGAATATGGAAACCCAAGAGTCCGGATGTTACTTGGGGGAACAACGGACACTTTATGGAACTTAAAGAATCAGGCACAGGAACTGCCGGAACAGGAACAATAGGTGCTGACACTTCTGGAAATGATAATCATTTTACAAGCGACAGTCTTGCCGCAAAACATATGATTACAGACACGCCAACGAATAATTTTGCTACAATGAACCCATTAATGAGTGGCGCGACATTAGCAGAGGGTAATTTACAAGTTAGTGGAACTTTTACTAGTAAAAGTTCAATAGCTATGCAAAATGGGAAATGGTATATAGAACTAAAGTGTACTAATGATAATGACTATAATCCCCAATCAGGCATAGGGCAAGTTGGTTATGATGCTGTAGATAATCATGCTGCTACTGATTATCCAGGCAATTTTACAGATAGTTACAGTTATAGGAGAGATGGATATGTTTATGCTAATGGTTCAAATACACAAACAGGTGGAACAGTTGTTGCTCAAAATGAGATAGTTGGATTTGCGATTGATTTAGATAGTGGAACAAAAACAATTAAATATTATGTGGAAGGAAGTTTAACTAAAACAGAAAATCTTTCTGAAACTAAATCCAATCCTTATGTATTTATGACTTATGCTTCTGGTTCACAAGCTGGAGAAGGTCAGGTTAATTTTGGAAATCCTGTACATTCAATATCAAGTGGCAATGCGGATGCCAACGGATACGGAAACTTTGAATTCGCAGTACCTAGTGGCTACTATGCCCTTTGCACCAAGAACCTAGCGGAGTATGGATAATGGCTTATACAACAATAGATGACCCATCAGCACATTTTCATATTCAATTATATACTGGTAATGCAGATGCAAATGCTATTACCAATGACGCTAATGCAGGAGATTTTGCACCAGATTTAATTTGGATGAAGAATAGAGAAATTTCTGCCGCTCACGGTTTGTATGATTCAACCAGAGGAACTGGTACATCTAAATCATTGAAATCAGATGAAGATGCTGCAGAAGGTGATGCATCGGGAAATATGAACTTGACAGCTTTTAGTTCTGATGGTTTTAGCTTGGGAGCTACTTCTGGAACAAATCAAATTAATTATGCAGATGATGGTCACGTAGCATGGCAATGGAAAGCTAATGGCGGTTCAACATCATCTGTAAGTGCGAGTGGAAGCGGTGCATCACAAATTTTAGCAAGTACACACCAAGCAAATACAACAGCGGGATTTTCAATAATTCTTTATACAGGAACAGGAGCAACAGCAACAGTATCACACGGTCTTGGTGCAGTTCCAGATGTTCTTTTATTCAAGGAAAGAAGCACAGTAAATAACTGGTATATGTATCATAGTGCCAATACAGCGGCACCAGAAACGGATTACTTGGTTTTAGATACTACTGATGCAACTACTGATTTTCTTATTTGGAATGACACAGCACCAACATCAACAGTATGTTCATTAAGTAATTCGGGAGTTCACGGTGATACTGAAACATTTGTATGCTATGCTTGGAGGGAAATACAAGGCTACTCAAAATTTGGTGGGTATACAGGCAACGGAAATGCAGACGGCCCATTTGTTTATACAGGATTTAAACCAGCTTATCTTCTGTATAAAAATGTAGACAGCGTATCAAATTGGGTAATAAGAGATAACAAAAGAACAACAACTGGAGGAACAAATCCAAATGGAACAGTTTTATTAGCTAATGGGGCTAATGCTGAAAGTGTAAATGATAGTGCAACTGTAATTGATTTATTATCTAATGGTTTTAAAATTAGAAATACTGAAAATAATGATAATACAAGCGGTGATAATTATTTATATATGGCATTCGCAGAACAACCATTTGTAACATCAGGGGGAGTACCGTGCACGGCAAAATAATTAAGGAGGAGAAATGTACGCTTTAGTAGAAGATAA